ACGCTGCTTCAACAGCGGAATTAGTAGAGCCATCAATTACCGATGTTTGGCTAGTTGTTACGCCATACACCCCCCATGTTCTACTTGAATTTTCGCCAGATGCTTTAGGTGCAACAATTAAATAATACTGCGTACCAGAAACATTGATTTTACCTCCAATAAAACCACCGCCATAGGGTGCACCAATATTTGGAAACACTGCCCCATAAGACCGAAAATCACGCATTACCGCTTGAAGAATTCCGCTCATTAGGTCAACCCCGCACCGGAAATAATCCAAGTAGTAGATGTCATTTTAAGTGCTGTCGCTGTGCCATATATAGCAAGTGAACGTGTACCTGTCGTTCCAGTACCCGCCAAATACATCGTGTCTGACGTGATAGCAATACTGACCACTTGAGAAGTCATATTAACAAAAGAGATGGCTGTACCGATTGGATACGCTACCGAAGCGTTAGCAGGGATTGTAAAAGTCCGAGCGTTAGCATCAGTTGATGGGTGAAGAATACATTTACCGCTATCTGCTAAAACGGCTGTGTAAGCCGCGCTCTGGCTATTAACAGGGATGTTTCTAAACCCTACTGCGTCAGTCCCATCCACCGTGCAAGATGACAACGTACCGCTTGATGGCGTACCTAATGCACCGCCAGTTGAGTATTTACCGTTAAACGTATTCCAGTCTGTACTCGTTAAATATCCGTTAACAGACGTAGTTGCAGCCGCCATACTAATTGCAGGAGTTGTTCCACCGCTTGACACAACAGGTGCTGTGCCGGTTACTGAGGTGACTGTACCGCCAGAACTCGTAGCATTAATAGTTTGATTAGGCCACGTACCAGAAATAGTTACATTTGTCCCAGCAACAAGAGCAGGGCTTGTTGTCCCTGTACCACCATTAGCTACTGGAAGCGCTGTACCTGATAAACTAATTGCAAGTGTACCTGAACTCGTAATAGGAGAACCAGATACCGATAAAAAACTAGGTACTGTAGCCGCAACAGAAGTGACTGTACCAGGAGAAACCTCAACAAAGTCAGTGCCATTCCATACCACTAATGCACTTTTAGTAGTAGGGATACTAATACCCGTAGTAGATGCCCCTTTAAGGACTACCGCCGCATCGGATTGGTTAACAACGAAGTATCCTTTACTTCTAGCAGGGGCAATAATATTACGTGATACACCAGGTGTTCCTGTAGCGATAAGGATAGCGCAGCGTGCTTGGTTAGGTGCACCAGAGCCTGTGTCCGTTAAAGTCCAGTCGCCAGAAGTTACACTCGCTGTTGCCGTCCCTGCAACTGCATCGTCAATTAATTGGGTGATACTATTATTTACGGTAGTTCCCCATGTTCCAGTAAGCTCACCTTGAACTGGAAGGGCTAAACCTAAAAGCGTGGTATAAGCTGTTGTCATGTTTTTAACCTGATGTGTTAATTGGACCCCAATTAGGAGTTTGTGCTGTGTCTACGGAGCCCCAGTTAGCGGTTTGTGTTGTAGATATATTACCCCAATTTGCCGTCTGTGTGTCGTCTATTACTTCCCATAAGAAACGTGATACGCACGTACTGTTTGCGTAAACAACCTCTAGGATGTCTGCTGAAGTGCTACCACCACCTAAATAAAAGTCTTGTGCTGTTACATCGGCTGAGAGAGATACGTTGTATGTACTCCCTGCGGGACTATAGCTGTCTGTTGCAATGACCGTTTCAATGACTGTACTAGTATTTGGCCCAACAGTTGCGTCAGACGCATCGCTACTAGAAACTGTCTCTGTTAAATCGGCTGTCGTTGTTGATAAATACACATATGCATCTGTTGCCAATACGCTCTCAGTAAGCGCTGCAAGTAGATAAGCTAGACTACTAACTGTATCAGTAGCTGAAACACTCTCAATTAAACTCGCAGTAGACGAAGCTAAAGTGCTAACGCTATCAACGGCTGATACGCTCTCAACTACTTGCTCTACATTAGTTGGAGTCTCTTCTACTGTGTCAGTTGCCGATACAGACTCAGAAATTAAAGCACCAAATTGAACTAACGCACTGATACTATCGCTAGTAGTAAGAGACTCAATAAGGTCTGCATAAGTGTTTCTACTAGGTACTGGCGTTAACCCTGCAAACGGTGCTTCTGCAAATGCAGTAAAACCAAATAAGTTAGCTACTTCGATTGCTGGAGATTGGTAACTATCCGTTGCTGTAACTGATTCAGTAATAGACTTACTATAAACAATACCCGCTGAGTAAGCGTCTGAAGCTGTAACCGACTCTGTTAAATAGTCGTGGTTATTAACTGATATAGAAAAGTCAGTAGCTGTTACTGTTTCTGTAATACTCGCAACAAGTGTAATCGGACCGCTATTGGGTAGCAGTGCAAATGGGTACTCTGCAAAGGCTACTAACCCAAACATAATCTTACGGTGCTACTGGAAAATCTACAGTGAAAGGAAACCCTGCTTGCAAGGTAATATCTCTAAGTGCTTGGCGATAAACCGCCCACACTGCTTTGTCTACAGGTGCATCAGCTACTTGTGTCCAGTCTGATTGTGTTAGTAGCATATTGCGTCTATAGCGAACTTCATTGGCTTTTTGTGCTGTTTCAGCATCAAGCTCATCTTGTGTTTTATTCTCAACAACCACGTCATACACTACGCCATTCTCAATATACGGCTCAACTGAAGTTAGTTTTTGTGTAGGTAGATGTGATTTGTCTGACTGTATTTGATACGCATTGCGCTCCTGCGCCCACATTAAATCAAGCCCTTCCTGCGGAAACGATACGTTAGGGAACACCTCTGTATGCTCACCATGTGCTGTGATTATGTTGTTTTCAATTATGGCTATTTTCATGTTTTTATCCTATTGGAAGCGGGCCAGTTGGGACGGTCATAGTTGAGCCAGAATATCTGGCAACGCCTTTTGTTATTCTTATATCGTACATATACCCACTGTATGCTCTTGACCCTATAGCTGAACTTGCAATATACATAGTGCCGCCAGCACCACTACTATCTCCAGCGCTAAGAGCCTTACTAGCTACTAAAGCACCATCAACATATATAGATAATAGCGTAGGTGCTCTAACTAATGCCACATAATGCCATACGCCGTTGTTATATCCGCCAGTTGTCGATATTAACAGTGAGGGTGCTAGCGCCCCATCGTAATACACAATTTTTCCGTCATTATTAGTAGAGTTAACTAACCATGACCAAGGTGAATCTTTACTTATTAACGATGAATATGTCGTTGTTGCCGATGTGTTAAACCACATTTCCATAGTAAAGGGTGAAGTTCCAAATTGTAAACCAGCATTGTCTGGTGTAGATATTGAAACGGATGTTGACGTAGGGGTCAATGAACTGCCCCCATACTTACTATTTGCAGTGGTAATTACCGCGTTGTTTGATGTTACAGGTAAATTATTACTAGATGAATCTTTAATGTTAGTCGTTGTTCCATTCGTGCCATTACCTACAAGTAAAAAAGATACATTACTCCAATACGGGTCAGTAGGCGCACCACCCAACGTAGCAAACCTAGATAACATACTCATCGCACAAACTTCCCATAGATAGTTGTACCCGCATCACGAGTCCAAAGTAAGCACCAGTCCGTACCCGATGTTTGCAAAGTCACACCGTTAGATGAAAAAGTAGTGGTTGTCGCGCCTGTTGATGTAATCCAGTTAATCGTTGGCCATGTAATCGTACCAGCCGCACCTAAGTTAACCCCTTCAATTAAAAGCTCACCTAAGTTACCTGATGGCGGCCAGTTTGTGATTGAAAGCGTAGGACTGCTTGAAGCCGTTGGTGCCCAACGTTGTTGAGAGCCGTTAGTGAAATTTAACGCCGCTGTGGTACTGCTGTTGTAGTAAACCCAGCCAGTATCTTTATACATCGTTCGAGTCAGTAAATAGTCACCGCCCGTTAAGTCACCACCTAATGTCATTGCACTTACTGTCGCAATGGTGGTTGTCCCTGTAAATGTAGGACTTGCAATAGGCACCGTTACTTGTGATGGAAGCGTCACAAACACATCTTTAACCCCAGCAGTGAACGTAACTAAACTACCTGAGTTACTAGATGAATACACCGTTGTTCGCGCTAAGGTATTACCCGATGAGCTATAAGTACCAAGACCTACTTCCCAGTTAGGACCCCCTTGGTCTGCAATTGTATAGTATGTTGTATTACCATTACCAATAGCTGATGAGAAAGCTTGGCAGCCCGTAACCGCACCTGCTAATGTAACAGCTCCTGTACCAGTTGTGGTGGATGTCTCTCTAACTCTATCAGCTATTACTAAAGCCATACTATACCTCGACTAAATCGTCTTCTGAGAACCAGCGTTCTTGCGATACTTTATTTGCGTCAGTCCAAGATACTAAATACTGAATGTCACCCTCTTGATTAACATTCAACGCGCTAACTAAACCTTGTGGTACAGGACTCGCTACTTTAACTTCTTGACCTACTTTAAAACTTGCAGCCATGATAATCTCCTAAACACTTGCAGTGAATGTGACGAGTAGCGAGTCATTAGCAACAACAATACGCTCACCGCCAGTAAAGCCACCTACTGAATAAAGCACACCAGTTGTTGTAGCGCGGGTTTGAGTTTGGCACATTAAAGCACCAGCAATAGTGGCTGATGCGTTAATAATAAAAGTTGTTGAAGTAGATGAAAGTGAGCCAGACCCCGCAATTAACCACCCAACCGAAATACGATTATTACCAGCGTACGCTGTGCTTTCAGCCCACCCGGAAGATACCCCATCACCATGAGAAGATAATGTATCTGTTTCAGCGTATTGCGGTACAAACGACCCTATTTTTTGAACAAGACCCATATACCAAGCCGCTGTCCAAGAGGTACCTTTAAAATACTGAGTTAATAAGTCATTTTTACCTACCGTCACTACTACATTTTCAATAGCGTCTACCCATTTAGTAGCACCATCTGAGCCTACGCAAACTACATCGTAGTGACCTTTAACTTTGATTTGTTCCTGCATATCACCAGCGCGAGCAATCTCAGCGCCACTAACGTCAACAGGATTGATTTTTTCTGATTGCATTATATGCCCCTAATTAGAAGACCGGATGATGGCAGAAGTTGCCGTATTCGCCGGAAAGGTTATTGTAAAAGTTGAAGTCGTTGTTTTATCGCTACCAAAGTCCAGTACAGCTACAGAACGATTAGCTTTAGAGCTATTATATATCAACGCGCCGCGTGTCGTGAAACTTGATGTAGGCCACGAGATATTGTCAAAGCTAATGTACGCAGTTCCATCAGAGGCATTTACTGTTGGGTTTACTAATGCTTTACCTGTCGCTGTATACCCAGTGCCCGTAATCTCATCTACAGCTGTATACTCAGTGGTGTTTTGATTAAGCGTAGCATTAGCTGTGTACAAAGCAATTTTAAACGTATCCGTAGTAAAGTTATGGATAGCCTCGTAAAGCTCTTTTTTAAAGCTGGTTGTTTGGCCTTGTACTATCATCTAACAGGTATCCTTGCTTGACCGTTACGGTATGCATCACCTCTATCTTTACCCGTAGCCAGTGTATTGAGTAGGGTCATTGCTTCTTCGTAGCGTTGGCGGTAATTAGCCATAATGTCCGCGTCACCTTTAAGGAAGGTGTACGCTTCTAAAACAGAACCATACAGCAAAGCAGAGTCAAAGTTTTCACCAAGCCATGTATTACCATCAGACTCTTCGCTTGTAATTGAGGGTGGGTAATAGAAGTAGTGAAGCTCTGTTGCGTATTCTTTATTTGGTGTAGGGCCTAAGATAAAAGTTAACGCATCCACATTATTAGTTTGAGGTCCAAAAATAGCGTAGTATTTAGGGGTTCCTGTACTGTTAGGGTTTGGGTACGCTTCACGAATAAAGTTAACATCTTTGTTTAAAAGATAAGTGTATTCAGCATTAGCACCTAAAGAAGCATCATAAACAGCAATCGAATACGCTGACAAAAAATCACTAGGACATTGCAGGTATTTATTACCATCAGTTATCACACCATTAACATTCTTACGTAGGTCTGGGAGCTGTATACTGTTGTAAATACGCTGCTCTGCTTGCTCAATAAATAAGTTAAGCTGTGCTGTTGTAAATGAATTTTCAACGTAGTCGGAAATTGCAGTACAAAGTTCTAAATATGTCATCGGTATAGACCCCTACGCAAGGGGTCCGCGAGCTGTTTTACCTTTTGTTGCAGCGCCATTACCACGAGTTTTAACACCAGACGTTTTAATGCCTGTTTGTGGGTAGCCTGCTACTTTAGGGGTTGGTTCTGTTTTAATTTTGCCTGACATAATCGTTCTCTATGTTGTGATGGTAACAGTGCCAACAGAAGCTGTGGCAACAAGGTAATTAGGTGTAAGGGCTGCATCGAACTGTGAAGAGCCGCCAACTGGTGCCCAGCCCCATTGGAATATACGACTTCCGTCTGAGGGTAATTGTAACGTATTTAAGCCTGCTTGGTAATAGCTTGTATCGGGTCTTGGGTCTCTTAATGCTTGCGGATCAAAAATTGGATAAAGACCTAGTAATAACTGTGGTTGATCTGGGTCCCAGCATGAGGGGCAGACTTTAATATTAGTTATCTTAGTCTTAATTACAAGTTTTTTAAGTTCCTTTAACTGATACCGCTGTCCGCAACGATCGCAAAAGGAATGGCTCCACTTACCTGACGAGTATTTAACCGACATGGTTATATAAACCCAATTCTTGGAACAGCTCTAAATGAAGCAGTATCTCTATCCTCTTCAGCCGCCATTCTATACTGTTCTTCATAATCAGCTTTTAACATCGCAATTCTATTAGGGTCTATATCAGCTACTTTAACAGACAGGTAATAAGATAACCCCGCAAGCATTGCTGGTAAAAATCTAAACGGGACATCTTGTGTGTTTACCCCTGTACCTACATCTTGAATACGTCTCATACGCCATGTTACAAGTGTATAGTAAGGTGTTGTTGATGTACCTTGGTCTGGTGTAGGCCATATATTTATAGTTGCGCTATTAACTCCGGTAGGTGTTGTAGCACCTGATTGCTTATTAAACCAAAATTGAATAGGTCGTCCTCTCGCATTCTTATTTGGGATGGTTGAATACGTTGATTCTGATATACGGTTTATATTTATATCAACTTGATTTTGTCCAGTACCAGTACGAACAACGCAATCTAACAGTTCAACAGTATCAACAGGGACAGTATACTCAATCTGATTTGGGTATAAGGGGATTTCAATCTGTTCGATTGTCCACATATTTGTTCCGCGATTTACCCATTCTATGAATAAAAGCTGAAGTGAGCGCCTTGCTGTGCGTAAATCATACCCACTACGAAGTTCTCTACCTCCGAGTCTCTCATAACATTCTTCCGCGATTTCAGCAAAATCAAGATTGAATAACGCAGTTCCGGTTGTGGTCATTCTACATACTCCAATTTCCAACCTTTAGATTTATATTGTTTTTTAAGAGCTTGGCATACTGATTGAATGCTAACCCCTAAATCTTCTGATGCTTCTTTTAGTGTATCCCACATTTTACAAGTACCGTTATTATCAATACCTTTAACTTTTCTTGCCATGTGATTTTTTGAGCCTATTTGCCGTTCTCCAGAGCCGTAAAAATAATTACGGTCTCCTTTCCATAAACCTTTCTCTTTTAATAATATTGAATGGTATGGTCTTTTTTTACCGCGATTAATGTTACCTATTTTAATTCTTGTTTCAGCTGATACAATCCTACCCCTATTAGCATCGCCGATTTTTCTTTTTGTGTCTTCTGAATATACACGTTCAAAATTCGATTTAAGGAGTGCTGCTCTGGTACTAGCCGACATTTTACGACCTTTATTTGACTCACTTATTTTCAATTTATGCGTTTCGGATAGCTTAACACCTACCCTAGCCATGGCTATTCGCTTACAATGCTCTTCAGAAAAAACAATTCCTTTTGACGAGTTTGACATTTTAAGTTTAGTTTCATCAGATACTACTCTACCAACTGTACCTTCTCCACCGTTCGTCAAATTAGTTAGTTTTATACCCATTCTTTTTAAACAAGCGATAATCCCAACTTCTAACGACAAACTATTTTTATTAGTAGAACATTCAATTTTACCAATTAAAACATTGTCTCTACCGATTTTAGCGACTTTGTTTTTATGATACTGATTTCTAGTTTTACTTAATTTATAACGCTCACCTACACCCTTCCCAACATAGAAAGGTATCCCATCTGGAGAGCAGTGTAGGTAAACGTAAGGAGTCATTTCTTTTTACCTTTTCGTCCAGGGAGCTTTTTAGGGTTTACAGCACCCATACCTCTGCAAGGGCGCATTAGCAATACTTCCCTTTTGTATGACCTTTAGTTGCACAGCCATCACCGCGTTTAGAAGCCGATGTACGTGATACACTTCCACCCGATGCAAACTTTCTAGGTGGTACTTTTTTAGCAGGTTTAGGTGGACGTTTAGTCATACCGCCTTTTTTAAAGTCCGTGTCTTTAAGTTCTGAAGGTTTAGGCAAATCAGAATCTTCTGCTTTAACCAATGTACCAGTTTGTTTATACCGGTCAGTAATGTCTTTTAACGCAGCGGTATCGGCTTCTCTACCTTTAGAGAAAGCCGCCCACTCATCAGCCATACTATTGCGAGAGCTTTTAGCTGGTGATGCCGATGTAGGTTTAACTACTTTCGTTACTTTTTCAACTGAAACTACAGGTTCATCACGTTTAGATGCTAAATCTTTCAGAGGTGTATATCCAGTATCCAACATTGATTTTTTAGAACTAATCGCCTTATCTATATCCTCATCTAACGATGACTTATATGACGAACTAGAAGGTTTAGAAATAAAGTCTTTTAAAGATGGGTTTGCGCCTCTTAGGGGTACAGAATCTACTGGTTTATTAACAACTGTAGAGTTTTTAAGTTTTTCTCTTACAGATGCACCCATGTTAGCAGGGTTCGCACCTCTACCTCTAGAACCACCGGTAGGTGTAAATAAAACGGCATCAGCTTGTTTTTCTTCTTCCGTTCTATTACGACCTTTTTTTAAACTATAGTCCGCCATCTCAGTCTCCTAGACAAATTTGCCGCGAGTACGGCCACGAGAAGCAATACCATCACCGCGAGTAACACCGCCACCTTTCATACCACAACTTTTTACTTTACCACCTTTTTTGTATTTTTTGTCTTCGTCATCAAACTTGTCGTGTTCACCTATATACTTTGGGTTAACGTATGTATAATCTTTACCGCGAGAAGAACCTCCTTCTGGGTTAATTTTATCTACGATATCTCTTGATTCATTGTATTTAGATACTTTTTGTAAAGCTTCTGCAGTGTCACCTAACTCTTTTGCTTTTCTTTCAACACGTTTTGGAGCGTCTTCACTATACTCGCT